ATTTCATCAGTAGAAGGATTATAAGTACCGAATGTTAAGTGTTGAGCAGAATAATCATCACCTTCGAACTTAATGCTCTTAGGTAATGATTTTAATCCTAATTCTTTAACGGTAAACTTAACAAATTCCTTCGCTAATTTCATTTTATTTCACTTAAGAAATCGTATACAAGTGAATCGATACGTGAATATGGGGTAACGATTTGTTCTTTCTTACTTTCGTTAATGAATGCACCGTGAGTACTTGGGTTACTGACGATATCAAAGCAGATAAGACTGAAATCATCTTGGACTTCTACGGTGCTTTCACCCATTTGACGAACCGACCCCATACCACGTGACGAGACACCAAGACGGATGTTGTTCTTAATGAGTTCACGAACGATATTACCAGATGGAGTGGAAAGAACTTCAATATTACCACGAACATCTTGTCCTTCAAACCACAATTCGGTCACGTTGCAACATACATTTTTAAGGTTGACAACTGGACTTTCTGGATGGTCAAGTTCACCCAATGCGCGACGTTGTGATACAAAGTTTTCCTTGTACAACCCTGCTTCACGCATTAAAACTTCTTTAGGATAAACACGACCATTTTGATTCTTAGCTTCTGCACGTTGGAGAAGAACGTTCTTTAGCACAAGTGGCTTAGTAATATCTGCCGCTTCTGCTAAAAGTTCTTTTCCATATTGAATGACATTATATTCAACTAATAAGTTCTTCATATTACTTTCCTCTGATGTCCCGTACTTTACCGGCGAGGTGAAGTAACCGTGCTTCAAGTTTTAAAAGTCCTTTTTGGGTACGATTATACAGTGCTTCACTTGCAATCCCAGATTCTTTTTGTAAACGAGTGTTCATACGGATGACTCGTTCGACTTCTTCAAGATTACGATTGACTTCAGAAATTGCCTTTGCAATCTTTTGTGTTGCTGATGCACTTTCGTCTTTCTTATATTCATGATACCGCATTTTAGCTTCTGCGAGATTCTCTAATTTATCCGCGGGGGTGTTTAAATCTTTTTCTCCACGTGGAGTAAGTTTCATACCTAATTGGGTTGCGATTCCTTTTTTGCGTGCTTTATTCTTTGGATTATTTCCTTGAAACGCCATAGGAATATTATATCCAGCTACATTACCAGTGGTGGTCATTTCTTCTAATTCTTTCTTGACCATATCTCGAATGTATTCTTTTAATTTTTCTTCGTTGTTCATAATGATTTAAGCTCCTTCAAAATTTCATATCCGATTAACATCGCGGTCATATGATTTTCTTTGATAGTGGTTGCCTTTTCTACTTTTTGTAGTTGTGAAACAACTTCTGTTAGCTTAATGCGAACCACCTTATCAGTCACCTTCTTTGAAAGTTGTGACACTTCTTTAGCCAATTTACGACTTTCTATTTGTGTATATGACTTTAATTTAGATGTATTTGAGATATTATAGATATATTCTTGGAGAAGTTTCTTCTGTGCTTCATCTAATCCCTTATACTTTTCATTAAAACGTTCAATTAATATCTTATAAGATAAGAAACGAATATCATCTTCTTGACTACGAACAATGTTTGCTAATTCAGTATGTTCTTTAATTTCTCTATTAACCGTTTTCCCAGATAAATGTTCTACGATGGTGAATTGACTACCTGCCAATTCTTCTATTGTTGTAGAGTCATTTATACCATTTACGGCGGCATCAAAACTCTTATAGATTGATGCATAAATCTTGTATGAAGGAATACGAGCTGAGAAGAATTCTTTGAGGTCAAAGTTCTTCTTGATTTCCTTAATTAAATGGTATTTTTGAGTATTTAATGCGTTTTGGTCTAGATTCTTACGTTGTTCAGTAACCAACTTCAAAAGTTGAAACGCCTTTTGTTCTGAAATGTTTTGGACATTAAAGAATGCCCGATACAACATCAATTCTTTTCCAAGTTCTTTCTTGGAGTTAAAGAATTCACGCATGAGTTTGACAGCGATACTGTCCTTCTTGTTTTCCATCACATCAGCAGTGATTTGACGGGCTAACAATTCGAACAATATACCTGTGTTTCTTAACTTATTGTGTTTGATACTAGATTTCATAAGATAATCCGCCATAAGTGAACAAATACCTTATCATATATTAAATAGTATGATAATTCCTAGTTCGTTAGTTTTCGATGTCCAAAATGTTTTCTTCGTTTAGGATACTTGTTGTTTTAGTGGCGTTTAGTTGTTTAATAAGGGATGAAATTTCGTGGTTTTCTAAAGAAAGTGGTGACTTTCTTGATGGTGCTCTACGTTGAATGCGTCCTTTTAATGCATCCATATTTTCTTTATGTCCGAGGGGGTCACGACCGCGTGGGTGACTGTCTTGACCATAAGACACACCAGTACGTGGACGACCCATCTTTGCTTCTTCCAATTCTTCTTCACCTAAATCTGATTCTTCTTCTGTAGGTTCTTCTAGTGATGCCAGTACCGCGTCAACTGTATCTAGTTTTTGTGGTTCTTCACCTTCAGGTTCCCCTTCTGGTGCTGGCTCTGCGCCTGGTTCTGCTCCTGCTTCTGGACCAGCTTGTGGTTGTTGTGGTTGTGCAGCAGCGTCTACTTTACTGACCCATTCGACATCTTTAAGAATCTTATCTTCTTCATCACGCGCTTCTTCGAGTGATACATTGAGAATGTTATGATATACCCAATCACGTGATAAGTACTTACTATCAGTAATATCCTTAGCGAGTTGAACCTTTTCCTTCCAGAGATTGAGTTTTTCTTGTTCGAAGATGACCGATGGTGAAGACATTTCTAGTTCAAAGTCAATCAAATCTTCATCGGTAAATCCTTGGACATATAAATGGATGATTGCAATCTTCGTGAGTTCTGACACCATAATACGTTGGATACGTTCAATGGTACGTGCGAAACGAACATCTTGTGCTGCCAACGATGCCTTTCCACTAGTATCTTCTTCATATCCCAAGAATGACTTCGGTACCTTGAACGCTGCCATTAACTTGTTACGAAGGTATTCAATATCTTCGATTGCGTTGAATTGAAGGCCTGGGAGATTGGTGATGTCTGTTCCCGAATCTTTTCCACGAACCGGAAGATAGAAATCTTCCGTGATGTTCATCATGTTGTATCGAAGATTATAATCACCAGTCTTTGGGTCCATCAATGGAACTTTCTTCATACGGTCAATGATACGTTGCATATGTGTATCGATTTCCGCAGGTGGAATGTTACCAATATCTACTAAGACCTTACGTTTATCTGGTGCTCTCATAATACGATGAATTAACATCGCGTCTTCCATCAATTGAAGTTGCTTCCAAATACGACGACCACCTTCAATCATTGCCTTACCATATGGAAGGAAGTTGGTATCGGATAATAAACGGAAGTGGGCAACTTCGTAGTTGTCAAGTTCTTTCTTACCTAAATTTAAAAAATCATTTTCAATCTTAAACTTGACAGAAAATGGATTGCCTGGGTCTTGTCCTTCAACGCGAATAGTTTCATATATAGAAAGTGGTACTGCGTTGACCACCCCATACTTTTCATCAATATCAAGGAATAAAAATAAATCCCCATACTTGACCATGTTTCTGACCCAAGGCCAGAGATTGAATTCTACATTGAGAATATCATAGAACAAGTTGTGGAGAATGTCTTGAATTTGTTCGTTTTTTGAACGGATACTAAGTATTTGACCGAATTCATCCTTAACAGTTGATTCGTCGGCGTAAATGTCCATTACTGATGAGATAATAGGGTCATTATCCATCATATCATAATCACGGAACAATTGAAGTCGTGACCCTTGAAATGCTGCAGCGGATTCGTATCGTCCACCGGCTGCGCCATATCCACCTGTCATTGACGAGTAAACACGATGATACCGGTCAATACCTCGTCTATTGATAAACGATTGGATATTGTCGGTATCTGCGACTCTTAACTTCGTTCCGCCTACATTTCGGACGACTGCACTTGTTGAAAACAGTCTCCGTAGACGACCAAATACACTAGTGTCTGCCATAACCCCTCACTTAAATGAGTACGGTGTCGAGCGCCGTTGCCAATGGCCAGCAATCGACATCTTTATTATCTTCTGCGATATCTTCCGCAACGAGTTTAAATTCTGCGACTTTACCAATTAATACCATTTCCAATAACTTCCATTGTTCTGCATTGAAAATAGTATATGGAGTCATATTGAAACTTTCTGCTAATTGTTTTAATTCTACATATATTTCTGCTAACTTCTTTTGGTCTGCTTCCTTAAGTTGTGGTGCGAGGTTTTCTAATACTGCTTCTACTCGCATCAATTGAACTCGTCGTGGAACTTGACTGGTAACTTCGTTCAGTAAATCTTTTAATTGTGCCATCTTATTTCTCCGAGTCTAATGCTTTACGCATTTTCTTAACATCTTGTGGTTTAGGTGCTGCATTTATAGCGCCACCAGGTCCTACGAGTTGTTCATCTTTTTTCTTTTCAACATACTTCTTTAATAATGTATAATAGTTTGGTTTCTCTGTCAAGTGTGCGGCGGCGATTTTTGCCGTTTTTACCACATTCCCATTTGTCACATCTTTGTGTTCCATTTCTACATTCATTCCCATATGAAACTCTTCGGGACTGAATTTATATCCCATTTTTTTCATAATAGCGTCAGATATCTTTCTGGAGACTTTCATATTACCACTTCCTACACGACCAATAACGAGCTTTGGTACGTGGGCCTGGGTTTGCACAATTATGACGTGCTCTAAATGAACGGCGACGAGCTGGATTAGACTTCTTAATTCTCATTGTCTTATCACCGAAGTTGACCTTCTTGACGTTTCCAGTACTTGGGTCTTTGACGAATACCTTAAACTTCTTTACGTCACCACGCATTGGTTTTCCAAGTGGAACCTTACGACCGTGATATTCTGCTTCTTCTAATGGTTCCTTAGCTGACCGTAAGATTTGCATTGCTAAACAACGTGGGCAATAATCTTCAACTATATCGTCTTCATTGATAGGTACAC